TCTTGATAGTCTATAAATTACAAGACTATCCTCAATCATACGTAATTGATTGAGTGATTTAATTGCTTTATGAAGATATGAAAGAGTTGATCCCTTATTTCTATCTACTAATCCAGAGGTAACATATGTAATGGAATCTTTTGTCATTTTGATTCCACCCATACCACCTAAAGCAGCAGGACTTTGGGTTGGATAAGTCTGTTTAGGATTATAAATGAAATACTCCTCAAGTTTGGGCATTTCATAATCCATTGGATTATCTGTATTTACATTCGCTAATCTATATTTGTCATCCTTACTTTTCTTTTGCTTACGCACATAACGCATTTTCATTGCGTCGA